GGAACGAGCTCCGAAACTTCGCGAGCCCTTATCCCGCGGGGCCTAATAACGACACTCAGTCCTCGCTCCGTCTCCGACTCTCGACGGGGATCTACCGCGGGTTCTGTGCAGACGTGGGAGATGCGATCTTCGGTCGGGTCTTTCCATACGGCGACGCGAACAACGGCGGGATGGCGGACTGGAGAACAAACCTCGACGGCGGTTACACCGTGCTTCCGATCGTTCTCTTCGACGCGACGCCGAACGTGTACGGCGAGCTCGACGGCGTCGTCGCGACGACCGGCTATCAGCAATCGAGCGAGAACACGATCACGATCGGCTCGAGACAATATCTCGTCGTTCAAAACGTGGACCGGACGACGAAGATCGATTACTTCGCCGTGAAGCTCTCTTGAAGGGGGAAAGCTGAATGTCCTACCAAACAGGCAGCGCGACCGACGGGACCGATCTACTTCAGCAGCTCGTCACCTGGCTCGTCTCGATCGGCTGGAATAGCGATCTATCGGCGTCGGATCAAGCGAATGGGGGATGGCGGGCGCATCTCGACAAGGGCGGACTCTTCGTCCATCTGAAATCGCACTTCCCCGGCGACACGTCTTGGCAAACCTCCGCCACTACAGCGGGCTATGCGCTGCAGCTCTATCTCTCGACCGCGTTCAATGGCGGCGATGCGTTCAACGCGCAACCGGGGAACCCGCCTTATCAGAGCGGATCCGTGGTCAATGTCGTCGGCGCCGGCGCGCATCTCACGGCCGGACCCTTCACTGCCTACTATTTTTTTGCGGACGCGACGGGAGATCACATCGTCGTCGTCGTCGAGATCACGCCGAGCGTCTATGTACATTTCGGATGGGGACCTTCGCTCATCAAGAATGGAACGATCACCGGGACGACGGCGTACTTTTTCGCGAGCAGCTCCGGCTATTATGCGTCGAACGTTTACGGCGGGAGCGTCCCCGGCTATACCTCGACCTCGCGCTGTCCCGGAGTGCATGGGGATCTCAACGGCTACGCGTGCGGGTTCGTTCTCTGTGACTCCGACTCGTTCACCGGGAAATGGATCGGCATTACCGATAACATAAGCTCCCCCGCGGCCGGCTACACGGGGCGCAACGGCGCTTCAATCCTCTACGGAGACAACTCGATCACGCCGTCGATCCCGAGATACTCGAGCGCCGCGAGGACGAACAATCCCCCCCATTTCCAATTTGAGCAAGTGAGTGAGCAGGACGGCCGCGCGAATTTTCTTCCGATCGTTTGGTGGGTCGGGCGCGATGGATCCAGCGGACAGACCGGCGGATTCTCTCCCGTGGGCTCGATCCCGACCGTGTTCTCTTCGACCGGAGTCGGGAACGGGTTCGCGCCGACGGAGATCTATTCGATCGCCGGGGACAATTACATGATGTTCCCCGACTTCGCCGTCGTGAAAGTTTAGCTATGAGGAATAGCAAACGGTCTCCAGTGTTCATGCGGTCGAGGGGCCTGGAGGCCTTCAGCTGCAGGAGCTCGCCGGCGACCAGGTCGCAAACCTCGAAGCTATAGAGAAAACATGGCCGACTTCACAGGGACCGACGTTCCGAATCCGATCCTCGCGGATCCCGCGGGTCGATCGACGAACATCACGGCCGGGAGCTTCGCCGGCGGATTCCCTTTGTCGCTCACTTCCTCGCCGATCGCGGTTTCCAAGGGGACGCCGCAACCCGCGATCTCGGTCGTTCACCGATCGCCGATCGGCGTGAAGCAAGAGCTCTTCGGAGGCGAGCTCTTCGAGCGCGTGATCGTGATCCCAAGAGTGAAGGCTCTCGGGTTCGTGCTGTCCGCGACAGAGTTCGCCGCCGAGGTTTGGAACGCTTATCGAAACGCCGATCACACGCTCGGGTCGATCGTCATCAATGGGGCCGGCGGCGTCGAGATCACGGATCCGTACGGCGAGCCGCTGATCTTCGCCGCGCTCGATTCGCGGATCTACCAGGCGACGCTCCCGAGCTCGGGTCCCGCACAAATCAATCAAGACGTCGTCTTCCAATTCGAAGCGGGGATCGTGGGGACCGACATGATCGTCACCGGATCCCGGATCGTTCTCTTCTCGGTCGCGCCGGAGTGGGGACAAGGGATCAAAGAAACGATCGCGTTTTTGACGGATGTCACCGTCGCATATTCGGACAACGAGCAACGCCGCGGACTTCGACAGTTCGCGCGCCGTGCTCTTAAATTCCGCGCGCTCGCGCTCACAGCTCGCAACGCGGCCGGGATGGAATCGCTCGTTTGGGGATGGCAAAATCAACCTTACGGCGTCCCCTGGTGGCCGGACTCTTCCGCGATGACGGCCGACACCGCGGCCGGGAGCTTCTCGATCCCGTGTGACACAACCGATCGACTCTTCGCAGTCGGCGGGCTCGTCGCAATCTGGGCCGACGAGTTCACGTTCGAGGCGCTCACGATTACCGCGGTTAACTCCGGCTCGGTCGACGTGTCCTCGCCGACGCAATTCTCCTGGGAAGCTGGACCGACGACACTCGTCCTCCCGGTTTTCCTTTGTCGCCTGGGGAACAAGCTCGAGCTCGATCGACTCTTCTCCGGCGCCGATCAGATGGATCTCGAGTTCATCGGGGAAGCACAGCAACCCGCGCCGGCGCCGACGGTCGTCCTCACTCAGTACAAATCGATCGACGTGCTCGAGTCGATGCCGAATTGGGCCGCGGGTCTCAAGCGTTCGTACAACCGCTCGATGGTCACACTCGACCCAAAGATCGGACCGATCGCAGTCGTCGACAAGGGCGGATCCGCGGTCGTCGGTCAAGAGTTCCCCTGGTATCTCGTGGACCACGCGGCCGTGACGACGTTCCGCGCGTTCCTGCTCGCGAGGTTTGGACAGCAAAACGGTTTTTGGATCCCGACCTGGGATCAAGACCTGGTCCTCGCGCAAGATGTCGGCTCGAGCGATGGGGGAATCACGATCGAGTCGGAGTTCTACACGCGATTCTTTTTCCCGAACAAGGCGCGGCGCTATCTCGCATTCATCCCGGAGGACGGGTCCGGGAATGTTTATCGACAAGTGACGGCCGCGGTCGACAATCTCGACGGGACGGAGACGCTCACACTCGACAGCTCGACCGGAAAGATCTTCGCGGCCGCGACGACGATGATCTCTTTCCTCACGCTCTCGCGGCTCGCGGTCGACGAAGCCGAGATCGATTGGATGAACGCCGATCTCGCTCAAGCGAACTTGCAAATCCAGGAGATCCCGAGAGAGGTTCCATGAGCTTTGATTCAGTCGAGCAAGCGCAGTCGTCCGGGAAACCTTGGGAGATCTATCTCTTCGAGACGACGGGACAGAGCTTCTACTTGACGAGCGCGGACCAGGCGATCACGTACCTCGGGCAAACGTACGATCCGATGACGCTCCGGCGTGATGAGATGGAGGAGACCGCGGAAGTCGATTCGGGCGAAGTCAAGGTTTACATCCCGACGGCGCATCCCCTCTCGCAACTATTCATCCCCGGACTTCCGCCGGCGCCGGTCCAGCTCACTATCTTCGCGGGCCACTACGGAGACGCGGACATTCTCGCGATCTATTCGGGATCGGTCGCCTCGAGCTCGTTCACCGATGAATGTGAGCTCGTGTGTCGCTCTGACAAGTACCTGCTTAACCGGAAGATCCCGGCGGAGCTCTACCAAGGACTTTGCAATCACATTTTCGGCGATGCGGGATGCGGGATCAATCTCGCGCTCTTCACGTACGCCGGCGTCGTCGCGTCGATCGACTCGACCGGGACCGTGATCGGCGTGACGGCGTTCGGCTCGATCCCCGGAACGGTTTCTCTCAAGGGCGGTTATTTAAAAGTGGGGAATGCCGTCCGCGCGATCCTCGCTCAAACCGGATCCTCGATCACGCTCATGTCGCCGATCTCAGGGCTCGCGATCGGGGCGGCATGTTCGGGGGTCGCGGGATGCGCGCACACGTACCCGGCGTGTAAGGCTTACGACAACGTTCCGAACTTTTTGGGGTTCGACCTGGTCCCCACGATCAACCCGTTCGATCAGACGACGAGTCTCTCTTAAAATGTTTATTTTTTTGCTGCTCTTATTTGTCGCAACGACTGTGATCTCGATGCTGATCCGTCCGAAACAGAACGGACCGATCGCATCGTCGCTCGGCGACTTTCAATTCCCGACAGCGACGGAGGGCCGCGCGATTCCGGTCGCGTTCGGGACCGTGAAGATCGGCGGAGGAAATACGGTTTGGTGGGGCGATCTCCAGATCACACCGATCCGGCAAAGCTCGGGGCTCTTCTCGAAGACGACAGTCGGGTACAAATATTACATCGGCGTCCAGTACGTGCTCTGTCAAGGCGAGATCGATGCTCTCGTCTCGATCGAATGCGACGCGAAAGTTCTGACGTTCTCCTCGGACGTGGGCGATGATCCGCGCGCGCTCTACGTGAACGACGGGAATTGTTTCGGCGGGACTCCGGCAGGGCAGGGCGGGCTCGAAGGGCCGATCGCGTTTTACCGCGGGACGCAAACTCAGAACGGCGACGCGTACCTCTCGAAAAAGCAAACCGCGACAAACTTCCAGGAGACCGGCACGCTCCCGATATTTTCCGGGACCGGAAACGGCGGACTGTCGTTCGTTTCCCCGGGCGATGGATCGATCGACGAGGTCATCACGATCACCGCGACGGGATCGTTCTACATAAACGATCGAACCCGACCGTATTTTCTCGCGCGCGAGTTCATCGTCATGGGTTCGATCTCCGGCCGGATCTCGGACACGCTCGGAAACAATGTCGCGTTCGAGGGGTTCGCGTTCGGATCAAATCAAATCAATTTCACGATCACCGGCGGCTCGATTGACTTCGTCCCTGGCGATCACTGGACGATCACGACGCTCGGCGCGCGGCAGTCTCCGAATTACCGCGGGCTCTGCTACGCAGTTCTAAAGCATTTTTACGTCGGCATCTCGAGCTCACCGCGGCCGATGGCGTTCGTCGTTCGTCGCTGTCCGGATCCGCTCGGCATGGGAGCGTCGTACGCGAACCTCGGCGGAGATGCGAACGGCGCATTCGCGATCTATGACCTCTTGAACAACGCTCGCTATGGTCTCGGGATCCTTCCGGGACGGATCGACGCGACATCGTTCGAGTACGCGGCAACGATCCTCAAAAACGAAGGGCTCGGGGTCTCGATGCTCTTCGACTCGCAACAAACGGCCGATCAGCTCATCGGCGAGATCCTCCGCCACATCGACGGCGTCGTCTACGTCGATCTTCAAACCGGGCTCTGGACGATCAAGCTCGCGCGCGGCGATTACGACCCGACCACTCTTCCCGAGATCACCGTCGACGACATCGAGAAGGTTCAATTCGCTCGCGCCTCGTGGCTCGAGACCTCGAACCAGGTCACACTCTCGTACATCGACCGCTCTCAGGACTTCAATACGCGGACCGTCAAAGCGGAGGACAACGGGAACATCGCGATCTCCGGGGAAGTGCGGACCGAGAACGTCACGTTCAACGGGCTCTCGAACGGGACCTCGGCCGCGCTCGTCGCCGCTCGATGCCTGAAAGGTTTCACTTATCCGCTCTCGAAGATCACGATCACCGTCAACCGCAAGGCGTGGGCGTATCGCATCGGCGGCGTCTTCAAACTGACATGGGTCCCGCTCGGCATCGTCGGCGAAGTCTATCGGATCATCAAGATCGGTTACGGCGAAGTGGCGGACGGGAAGATCACGATCGATGCGGTCGAGGACATCTTCGGTCTCAACTTCACGGTTTACGATCCTCCCCCGTCGTCGGGATGGATAAACCCGACCGGAGCTCCGCCGGCGCCGGCATTCCAGCGACTCGAAGAGGTTCCGCTGCAGCTCGCGCCGAGCTCCGCGATCTACGCGATGACGCTCGTCTCGCGCGCCGAGGGGACCGATCACGACTATCTCGTCTATCAACCCGTGAGCGGGTCCGATGTGGAGACGAACGAGGTCACGGCGTTTTCGCCGATCGGTTTACTCCTGGGGATCTATCCCGCGGCGACGCCGGCACTCGATACGGTCGGATTCATTCTCCAAGTCAACGGGATCGATCTCGACTTGCTCGTGAGTACTAACCTCGGCGGCGTGAACCTGGGAACGAATATTGCGCTCATCGACGACGAGCTCATCTCATGGGAGACCGCGACGCTCAACATCGACGGGACGATCACGATCGCGGGAGTCCTTCGCGGAGTTATGGACACCGTCCCCGCCGATCACGCCTCCGGAGCTCTCGTCGTTTTTCTCAGCGATGGAAGCGGGCTCACTCAACCCGCGCCGTACGGATCCGATCTCACGGTCCAGGCGAAGATCCTCCCGGAGAACAATGCGGGGACCTTCCCTCTCAGCTCGGCGAGTTACATCTCGGTCACGACCAGGTCGCGAACTTTGCGGCCGTACCCGCCGGGAAATGTTTGCATGCAAAGCGCCGGCTACGGGACGCGATACACGACGACGCTCGACGACGTCCTCTTCACCTGGAGCTCGCGCAACCGACTCACGCAAACGGCCGAGGGCGGGATGGTGCATCAAGATAATCCCGACATTACGCCGGAGACGGGGACGACGTACAAGGTCACCATCACAATCGGCGGGACAGTCGTTCGCACAGTGAGCGCGATCGCGGTCGAGACCTACACCTACACCGCGGACGATCGAGCCGCGGACGGCGGCGACGGGCCAGTGACGCTCGATCTCTTCTCGAATGCGAACTCGCTCGACTCATTTCAATCTCAAGAGGTGACGTTCGAGATGACGGGCTTCGGGCTCGACTTTGGAAACTTTTTCGGAGGGATACAAACATGAGTGTGACAAACGGACCACGACGCGGGCTAATGATTAACGCTCTCACGGGCGATTCTTTCCCGACTAATTTCCGAGCGCTCCTCCGCGCGATCGATGCGCTCCTCTTGGGCAACGTCGTGAACCTCACGACCTCAGCTCCTCCAGGTTCGCCGGCGAACGGCGACGCGTACGTCGTCAAAGCAACTGGTACGGGCGCATGGGCGGGTCAGGACAATGCGATCGCGATCTGGACGACAGACGATCCCGCGAACCCGTCGGGAGTTTGGGATTTTTATCCGGCCGCGCGCGGGATGATCGTTTGCAACACCGCGGACTCGTCGCTGTATTTCTACAACGGCACGGCATGGACGGCCGTCGGGGGCGGCGGCGGAAGCTTTCTCCCGCTCGCCGGAGGAGTTCTCACCGGGCAGCTCGAACTAATCGCCGATAGCACGAACGGCAAGGGAATTTTCATCCATCCCGCGAGCTTCGTCCCCCATGACAACGGCGCTCTCTGGATTTGGCACAGCGACGGCGGCAACACGACTGAGTACTTTGATTCCAATTACGACAATGCAGCCGCGGAGATCCTTTTCCGAATGCGTGTTTACGGAACGGCGGTCGATGTCCTCCAGATGCTCGGGAGCGGCGAGGTCTCAGTTCCGAACGGGAAACTTACCGCCAGCAAAGGATTGAGCACGGGAACGGCATTCTGGAGTAGCGGCACGGGATCCCCTGAAACGGTCGTAACGGCGCCGGTCGGATCGATGTACACCGATCTTGCGGGAGGAGCGGGAACAACTTTTTACGTAAAAGAGACGGGCGTGGGCAATACCGGATGGTCACTGATAGGGGCAGGCGGCGGAATGTCAAACCCGATGACGACTCTCGGGGACCTGATCGCCGGAGGCGCGGCCGGCGCTCCTGGACGTCTGGCGGTCGGGAGCAATGGGCAAGTTCTGAAAGTCGTGAGCGGCGCTCCCGCATGGGCCGCGGCCGGCGGAGGCGGAGGCTCTCTCCCGTTTGCACAATCAACCCAACGCTTGACGATCATCACAGCCGACGGCGCGAGCGAGATCTCCCTGGTAACCAAGATCGGCGATACATGCACGGCGGTCGGGGCTTCCTGGACCGCGGCGGAACCAGCAACCGCGACGAACGGGGTCGGGTCATCGCGGTACGACTCGTCGGCCGACACGTACGCCGGATGGTACGGCTCGACTCCGTACTACGTGGGGCGGAATGCAAACGGCTCTTTCGGACTGTGGCTTTTCAGGACGACGGACATCCGGCTCTGGGTCGGGTTCCACGATGGACCGAGCGGTCTCACGGCGAGCGATTCGCCGAGCGGGAAGTTCGCGATGTTCCGCTTCTCATCGATCGGCGGAGACACAAATTACCAGTGCGTGTGCGGAGACGGCTCGGCGCAAACGGTCGTCGATTCGGGCGTCGCCGCGGACACGCACTCTCACGCTTTCGGAGTCCAGATCAACGACGTCGGCAGCAATGTGATGTTCTACATCGACAAGATTCTCGTCGCGACCATTACGACACACATCCCGGCGAGCGGGACTCAACTCAAGTGGACCGCGCAAACGTGCTGGCATACGTCGACCGCGGATCCAATGATCGGGATGGAGTTCGTCAACGTTCAAAGTGACTGCTAGCTTGCTAGCTTTCTAGCCACTAAGGGAGGAAAAAATGTTTATCGCTGTGATCGAGCTCATGTTGTTACTTTTGGGGTTTTTGCTTTTCGTGCTCGCAATGTTGGGAGTTGCTTACCCGAAATTAAGACTTGGATGGGCGGGTCTCGGCGCGTGGATCTTGTGCGAGATCATCATCTTCGCGACGCACTTTCCGAAGTGAGTGAGAGCGCGTGAACGTCTCGCAACCTAAGTGACTCGACGCGCCGCGGTCGATGCCTCATCGTTTTAGGAATGGTGCGAGCTGTGGCCGGCGGAGATGTCGAGATCATCGGGAGTTCCCGCGAGTACGGCGAAGAGCGGATCTACATCCTCGAGACGATCCGCCGGCTAGATAAAAAGCTTGACGAGCAGCTCGACAACGCCGGCGCCGCGAAGCTCTCTAGCGCGAAGATGCGGACCGATCTCAATGAGGCGCACTCGCGGATCAAGACGCTTCTCACCGTGAAAGATCAGATCGAGAGGCGCGTGACGAAAGTCGAAACGAAGGCGGCGTATATCGCGGTCGGGGCCGGCTCGATCGTCGCGATCGTCGTCGAGGGAGCGAAGTTTCTCCTCACGCATCGATGATCGAGCCAACTCAACCCGGAGTAATTTCCCAGGCGCTCGGCGTGTACGGTCCGGTCGAGAATGTCGCGGCGAACTGGCCGCTCATCGAATCTGCGATCGAGAAGCAGGGGATCGACTCGATCCCGTGTCGCATCGCGGCGATCGCAACTGTCGCCGTCGAGACCGGGACGTTTGCTCCGATCAAAGAGCGCGGCGGTCCCGCTTATTTTACGAAGCTGTACGAGGG